GAAGTCTAAGGCATCTAAGAGATATGAATCACTCAAGGCTGATGGTAGATTGAGAACTGAACTTGAGACATGGAACAATAACGCTGATATTGAGATTATCCGCTAATGATTTATAACGAAGAAAACTTAGAAAAAGTATCGGAGGCAATATTAAATAATCTAACTCCAGATTTGATACCAGTAAAATGGCGACAGAGAAATTCTATCAATCCTATGTTTGGGCATTGTCACACTGCATCTGCTTGTCTACAAAAAGTTTTCGGAACAAAAGAATTGAAACTTTATCGTGCTCAAGATTGGGCTGATATTTGGCATTGGTGGGCAGTCGATAACAATGGAAAGATTATTGATTTGACAGCAGATCAATATTACTCTATGGGTAAAGAACCCCCATATGATGATGGTGAAAAGGCATCTATGTTGGGATTTTCCTATAGAACTAGGACGCTAGAATTGCTAGAAAGAGTCAAAAAAGAGCTAGAAAGTGCTTGACATTTGTTTTAAAAACAGGTATATTAGTATAGTAAGTTGATTGATTCGTTATGAAAGGTTTTGAGAAATGGAAGTTCAACAGATAGATATGCAAGTCGCATTGCCCCCAGCAACTGAGGGTATGAATGTGTTGTTCGTTGGTAACATCGCAATGAACAAAATTCTTGGTATGAAGGGTGACAACACTGTTCGCTCTGAAGGTATCGACCAAGAAAAAGTCAACCAACATATGAAGAACATCAAGAATGGTGATTATATTCCCTATCGCCATATTCCCCCTGTAGTGGTAGAAAAAATCATTGACGGCGAGGTTTACTACGAACTGATTGATGGTGAACATCGCTATCAAGCACACGATAACCTCGACCAGACAGAGATGTGGGTTGCTGTTGCAACATTTGAGAATTATGAGGTGATTGAGACATACAAATCAAACGCTAACGACCATGATAAGAATGTCACTAACTCACGCACAGACAAGGACATCCAAACCGCTGTCAAGAACATCATCGTCAAAATGGGTTACGAACCAACAGTAAAAAAAATCACTGAACTGCTAAAGAAACAGAAAGTAAAACCTTCTGACATGAATGATTTCGTCAAAGCGGTAGGTAAGATGATTGATGTCAACACCAACACAATTCAGTCATATTCTACTGGTAAAGCAAAGTCTACTGCACTGAAGATGATGAACAACGAACACTATGTGACACAGATGTTCAAAAACACTAACGGTAACGATATTCAGTATGATATGCGCTCCATCTTTGCTGCGATTGAGAAGAAGATTGAAGCAGATGATCCATCACTACCAGTGTCCATTGTCGCTTATTGGTCACACCAGAATGAGGAAGGGTTGTTAAAGGCACGCTCGGTAAAACAGTCTGTCATCGACAAGAAAGTTCATAAAATCTTAAAGATGGCAAAGATGATTGTTTCGCCTGATTATACACCAATCAAAGTAATCAACCTTCCACAGACACAAGAAGAGGTGAAGAACAATGCTGTCTGATACACGCATAGAGAAAATAAAGTCATCATATCGCTGGATGAAAACACTACTACCAGAGTTTTCAATAGAAACCTTGCAAGGACAGAAAGACATGGCACACATGATTTCAGTCCGCCTCTATCGCTCATGGACTGTAAAATTGCCATACTCATCAGTGAATGCCTCACTGTCTGAAGATCCAAAGTCTGAAGTAACAGAAGATCACATCTTCTCTGCACAGAATGTAATACTATTTCTGTTCACACACCCAGAACTATGGAAAGAGGATTTCAACAAATTTCTAGAATACGCAATATGGGGTGCCTCTACCATTACGGTGACAAGTAGAGAAAACGCTTTACTGTCTAAAGCAACCTATAATGTGCCCACTCTTGAGAAATACGACTTTCTCGATATAAAACTGGTAGAGAAAGGTAAGGGAAAAATCAAAGGATTCCCTATCAAAGAAATGCCTAAAGGATGGGATGAATGGGAACAATCACTGATTGCGGCATAACCATTAACATAAGAGGATAATATGAAAGAAAACACTATCGTAACGCTCGTAATGAGCAATAACGCCGCAGAAATCATCGGTAAATTTATTGCCGAGGATTTCAATAGCATCACACTATATAAACCGAGGCTTGTGCAGGCTACTGCACAAGGGGTGGGGCTGCTGAACGGAATAACCATGACAGGAATTGAGCCGAAGGGTGACTTCCAGTTTCCTAAATCTTCAGTAATGTTTATGATTGAAACAGTTGAAGAACTTGCTGCTGGTTGGACACAACAAACGAGTGGTATTGCAGTTCCAACAAAGAGTGGACTAATAAAGTAATGGACAATTTTATTCAAGTGTATGATGATGTGATTGGTGTTGATTTGTGCAAACAACTCATTGCCATGTTTGAAGAATGTGAACATCAACATGAGAATATTTCGTTGCAGGGCCATCGTTCATTTACTCAGATTACTCTTCAGAATCACAGTGATTGGAAGCCATTTTCTGAAGCATTACAACCAGTATTCTTTCAGTATGTATCTAAATACTGTAAAGATGCAAACGTAACAGATACTATGTTTCCAGAAAAATTCGCTTTCGAGCAATTTAGATTAAAACGGTACTTACCAAATGACTTTGACCAATTCAAGGATCATGTTGATGTTGGTAATTACAATTCTGCTCGTAGGTTCTTGGTATTTTTTTTATACCTTGATAACAATGAGGCAGGACACACTACATTTCCTCAGTGGGATATTGCAGTGAAACCAGAAACAGGTAGGATGTTAATGTTCCCCCCAATGTGGACACATCTTCATGCTGGAACAAAACCGATTGAGAAACCAAAATATGTGATTGGGAGTTATCTACACTATGTCTGATATTCGTGACAAATATACATTCGTAGAAAACAAAGATAAGAAGTGGCAGTGTATTGGACTTACTGCTGAAGCTGGTAAGTATCAAGGCCTCGTCTACCAATATGGAGAAGTCAGAGTAATTGAGAATGAAGAAAAGACATCTGCCTCTTTACAATTCGACTTTGATGTGGTAGACTCTAATGGACTACCAGAAGAAATGCTAGATGATGATCTCTATGAATTAATGGGAGACATTCTAGCAGATATAATTGAACAACAGATAGCAGGGGATGCACTACAATATGTCAACACAGACGATTGAACGAACCACACTTAGTAACTTAGTATATAATGAACCTTATGCAAGAAAGGTATTGCCTTTTATAAAACCAGAATATTTCGGTAATCGTCACGAAAGAGTTGTATTTGAAGAAATCAACAAGTTCATGGAGAAGTATGGTAATCAACCTACCAAAGAAGCTCTCTCTATAGAACTTGATAACAGGAAGGACTTGACTGACGAAGAGTTCAAGTCAGTTCTAACTATTGTCGAAACACTATCTGATGCACAGGTTGATATGCAATGGTTGGTGGATACGACAGAAAAGTTTTGTAAGGATAAAGCAGTCTACAATGCTATCCTAAACGGTATTCAGATTATTGAGGGGAAAGATAAAGAACATACCGCTGAAGCAATACCGTCCATTTTATCTGAAGCACTTGCAGTTGCATTTGATCAGAATGTTGGACACGACTATGTAGAAGATGGTGAGAACCGATATGAGTTCTACCATAAGAAAGAAGAAAAACTAGAGTTCGATCTTGAGTACTTCAACAAGATTACCAAGGGCGGACTACCACAAAAAACTTTGAACATTGCCCTTGCTGGTACTGGTGTTGGTAAATCGTTATTCATGTGTCACATGGCTGCGTCAACCCTCATGCAAGGAAAGAATGTTCTATACATTACTTTGGAGATGGCAGAAGAACGGATTGCAGAAAGAATTGATGCGAATCTTATGAACATTACTATGGATGACTTGCATGAGTTACCAAAGAAAATGTTTACTGATCGCCTATCCAAAATTCAAACAAAGACCAACGGAAAGTTAATTATCAAAGAATATCCAACTGCATCTGCTCATACTGGACATTTTAGAAGTTTGATTAAAGAACTGGCATTGAAGAAATCATTTCGCCCAGACGTTATCTTTATCGACTATCTGAACATCTGTTCATCTTCACGATTTAAGGGGAATGCAAATGTTGGATCATATTTTTATATCAAAGCGATTGCAGAGGAACTTAGGGGCCTTGCAGTTGAAA